CACAAGGGGCGCAAGGTCGCAGCCATCAGCGCTCTGGCCCCGCTGATTGCCTCGCCTGCGCCGAAGCTGTTCGTCTACAAGGCAGTGACCGCCTGGGCCATCCCGCCGCTGAAGGGCGCAGAGGGCAAGCGCTCGTCTGACATGATCGTGCTGCCGGCGGCGTTCTATGACATGAACACTTGGGACTTGTCGGCCAACCCTGAGCGCACTCGACGCCGCTGGCGGCAGGGTGTTGGAGCTGTGCTGGATGAGATGGTGAAGGAGGCGCTGCAGCACGCAGAGGCCATCCTGCAGGCCGAGGGGGTTTTGTTGTCACATGACGCTTGACTTAAGTAGCCGATTGGCCGAGAGTTCTCCCATCCTGTCAATCTTGCGCGTTCAGGATTGAGAATCCCGAAAGCCCGGCCACTGAGCCGGGCTTTTTCGTTCCTGCTCTGCGGCGGCTTCCCTGGCTCGTCGCCCTGCCCGCCGAGTGCGGGCTTTTTATTTTGGAGATGGGTATGGCTGAGCCAAGCACTGCGTCCGTTGTTGCAGTCAGTGCAGTCGGCGCCGGTTTGGCGGGGGTGCTCGCTGGCATCAATGGAGCGGCAGCCGTGGGTGCGTTGTGCGGCGCGGTCATCTTCTTCATTGCGGCCAGTGAGTTTGCTGTGCGCACGCGGCTGGTGCTGTTCCTGATCTCCTTCATCATGGGGTATCTGTTCGCCCCTGCAGTGGCTAAGGCGAAGATCGAGTGGCTCGGCGTTGGGCCGATTGATCTGCCAGGCCCAGCGGCATTCATGGCGTCAGCAATGGTCGTGACTGTCACCCTTGCAGCTATCCGCAGCCGAAGCAGATCGGCATCCACGGGGGGCTGATCATGCTCAATGTGATTGTCATCATCCTGTGCCTGGCGATCTTCGTTCGCCTGTTCACGTATCAGCGTGACGGCGCGCGGTTCAGTCGATGGAAGTCAGGCATGGCAGCCACTGTGATGGTGTGCTGTGGGTCTGCTGTGATCCACATTGCGACTGGTGATCTGGTTGTTCAGATAGAGGCTTGGCCTCTGGTAGCGCTGCTGGCCTTCCTTGCTGCTGCCACCATGCGGTGCGGCGGCAATATCGCGGCAGTATTGCGCGGGCCTGATGCATGGGATGGCAGGCGTGACCGGCGCAGAGGTAGCGATGCCCGCTAGGCCATTGCGGCCCTGTGCAGCTCCTGGGTGCTCGGTGCTTGTGCGTGGCACCTCCTACTGCTCTAAGCACGCGCCCATGGCTGAAGCAGCTGCTGCGCTTGCTCGTCGTCAGACGCATAAACGCTACAACGAAGTGCGTGACGCATCCGACTCGTTCTACAAGACAGAGCGCTGGAAGAAGCTCAGCGCCTACTACCGCAAGAAGCATCCCGTATGCGAGCACTGCGATAACGCCGCCAGCGACATCACTGACCACATCAAGCCAGTCAAAACTAATCCTGAGCTGGCGTTGGCGTGGGACAACCTCCGTGCTCTGTGCCGTCCATGCCACAACAGCATCGGCGAGCGCGTTGGGCTTGTAGGTGATATCGGTTCTCATTCCTCTGGTGGGGAGGGTGGGTCGAAAGCTTGAGCGATTTCACTGCCCGAACGACGGGGAGAGCCAAATTTTCATACCCGCGAAAAATGAAATTCAGGAGTTTGGCGCATGCCTGGTGTTGCGGGGCGGTCTGGCCGTCGCCCGAAACCCACGGCCAAGAAGGAGCTGGCTGGTAATCCTGGCAAGCGAGCACTGAACAAATCGGAGCCGGATTTCACCCAGATCACACATGTTGACCCTCCTGAGTGGATGGAGCCGCTTGCAATTCAGATGTGGGAAACGGTGGTGCCAGAGCTGTTGGCCCAGCACATCGTTTGCGTGACCGACCTGCACATAGTCGAGGCGTTCTGCACGGCATACGCCAACTGGCGCTCTGCACAGGAACTCGTCGTTCAGCACGGCGCAATCATGACCTCAGCGATGGGGAGCCCGATCAAGAATCCAGCATTGACGGCAGCCAAAGAGGCCATGGCGCAGATGGTCACCACCGGTGCTTTGCTCGGCCTGGATCCATCCAGCCGGTCACGCCTGACCGGTGGCAAGAAGGCGAAATCGTCCAACCCGTTTGCGGATCTGATCGAAGGCTGACATGGCAACGAAGTACCCCAACGTCGAATCAGCGATTCGGTGGGGTAAGCGTGTCGTGGCTGGCAAGGTCGCGTGCTGCAAATATGTCAGGCAGTCAGTCGAGCGGCATTTCTGCGACCTAGCGAAGAGCCGGAGCGCCAAGTTCAAGTACCGGTTCGATGCCGCCAAGGCTGAGAAGAAGCTGCGGCTGATCCAGATGCTGCCCCATACCAAAGGGGAGTGGGCCTTCAAGCGGCAGCTCGTGACCCTTGAGCCTTGGCAGTTGTTTGGCCTGGCGATGACATTCGGCTGGGTGCGCAAGCACACAGGCCACCGCCGTTTTCGGGTCAGTTACTGGGAAGTGCCCAGGAAGAACGGAAAGAGCGTCATTGCCGCCGGGCTGGGCATAAGCATGTTCACGGCGGACGATGAATTTGGCGCCGAGATCTACGCCGGCGCGACGACCGAGAAGCAGGCTTGGGAGGTCTTCCGCCCTGCGCGCCTGATGGTCAAACGCTCGCCGATGCTCATGGAGGCGGCCGGTATCGAGGTCAACGCCTCGAACATGAACCGTCCCGCTGATGGCAGCCGCTTCGAACCTCTGATCGGCAACCCGGGCGATGGCGCATCGCCGAGCTGCGCAATCGTCGACGAGTATCACGAACATCTGAGCGCCTCGCTCTACGAGACCATGCTCACCGGTATGGGGGCCCGCCGCCAGCCGCTGATGTTCGTGATCACCACCGCAGGATCGGATATCGAAGGCCCGTGCTACGACCTGCGCCGCCAGGTGGTGGAGATGCTCGACGGCACAGTGCCGGATGACGAACTGTTTGGGTGGATCTGGACGATCGACGAAGGCGACGACTGGACCGACCCGAAGGTGCTCGCCAAGGCCAACCCGAATTTCGGCGTGTCCGTTTTCCGCGAGTACCTGGAGAGCCAGCAGCAGAGAGCCATTCGCACTGCGCGTTTCACCAACACCTTCAAGACCAAGCACCTGAACGTCTGGGTCTCGGCCAAGACCGGTTTCTACAACATGGAGGCCTGGCGAGCCTGTGAGGACACCAGCCTCACGCTGGAGCAGTTCGAGGGGCAGGACTGCGTGCTTGGCTTCGACCTGGCGCGCAAGCTGGACATGAACAGCATGGCGCGCGTGTTCTGGCGCGTCATCGACGACCGGGTGCATTACTACTGCGTGGCGCCGAGCTTCTGGGTTCCAGAAGACACGGTGCGCAGCACGGACAATCAGCGCATGGCTGAGCGGTACCAGGCCTGGGTTAACACCGGCGACCTGATTGAGACCGCCGGAGCCGAAGTCGATTACCGAGAAATACTGGAAGAGGCCAAGGACGCGGGCAGAAAGAGCGCCGTCAAGGAATGCCCGATCGACCCGCACGGCGCCACCGGCTTGGCCCATGAACTGGAAGACGAAGGCCTGACGCCCGTTGTCATCACCCAGAACTACACCAACATGTCCACGCCGATGAAGGAACTGGAAGCGGCAATCCTCAGTGGGCGCTTCCACCATGACGGGAACCCGATCATGACCTGGTGTGTGGGCAACGTGATCGGCAAGAACCTGCCAGGCAACGACGACGTGGTTCGCCCGATCAAGCAGGGCAACGACAACAAGATCGACGGCGCTGTGGCGCTGATCATGGCTGTTGGTCGCGTTATGGCCCAGGCCACCAACCCGAACACTGAAGACGACTGGTTCGCCGCCATACGGGACCCCATCATCACATGAACGCCTTTCTCGCATTTCTGCTGGTCAGCCTGGCCGGCTTCGCATTGCTGTGCGCTGGCGTCTGGATGCTGGCCGGTACCGGCTGGGCGTTGATCGCCGGCGCCATCTCCATGTTCGGTATTGCTGGTTTCATCCGCCGAGGTATTACCAATGGGTAAGAGCTTGATGCAGGCCCTGGTCACCTCGGCCCAGCGCCCTGCAGCCAGCCTCGGTGAATGGGTTGGCAAAACCATCCGGCTCAGTGACGGCGGATTCTGGAATGCCTACTTCGGCAGTCAGTCCAGCTCTGGCAAGACGGTCACTGTCGACAACGCCATGCGCCTGTCGACGGTATGGGCCTGTGTGCGCATCATCTCGATGTCCGTGGCCGGTTTGCCGCTCAACATCTACCGCCGCAAGCCTGATGGCAGCCGCGAGACAGCGCGGGACTTCTCGCTGTACGACGTGGTGCACACCAGCCCGAACGAGGACACGACCGCCTTTCACTTCTGGCAGTCGGTCGTCGCCTCGATGCTGCTGTGGGGCAATGCATACTGCGAAATCCATCGCTCCGCAGGCCGGGTCATCGCGCTCGACTTTCTCATGCCAGGGCGCGTTAAGCCTGAGCTGGATGATGACGGCCGCTTGCGCTACTGGTTTCACCCGAAGAATGGCCCGCGCCGCGAGATTCGCCGCGAGAACATGCTGCACATTCCCGCCTTCACCCTTGACGGGAAGATGGGGCTTTCCGCCATTCGCTATGGCGCCGACGTGTTCGGCTCGGCAATGTCGGCAGACGATGCAGCGAACAGCACGTTCAAGAACGGCATGATGCCGACCGTCGCTTTCAAGATGGATCGGGTGCTGACGCCCGATCAACGGACCGACTTCCGCGAGTACGCCAAGACCATCAGCGGCGCTATGAACGCCGGCAAGTCCCCGGTGCTCGAGTACGGTATCACCCCGGAAGCCATTGGCATCAACCCCGCCGACGCGCAGTTGCTGGAGTCGCGCGGCCATAGCGTCGAAGAGATTTGCCGCTGGTTCGGCGTGCCCACCTGGATGGTCATGAAGACTGACAAGGGCAGCAACTGGGGGACTGGCTTGGAGCAACAGCAGCTCGCCTTCCTGACCTACTGCATCATGAGCTACACCGCGCCCATCGAGCAGTGCGTGGAGAAGAAGCTACTGACCGCCGTGGATCGCATCACCTACTACGCCGAGTAT